ATTCCTAATCTTTATTCAGTAGGATTCTTATGTAAAAATTGTGCCGAAAACTTTGCTGAAAAAAATGGATAACTTAAAAATTGTTAATGGAACGCCGCCAAACTATGAACTACTTAAGGCGGTAGGATTGGTCAAAGAAGGAAATATCTATTGTTATGGTTCCACGATTTTCAACCCTTCCGACAAAGAAATTCCATCAGACATCAAGTATCACGAGCAACAGCACTCCATAAGGCAGGGAAATAATCCGAGTGAATGGTGGAACCGCTACTGTAACGATCCGGCGTTCAGGCGAGAAGAGGAGATAATGGCTTACGCAAAACAATATCGCTTAATCAAGAATGCATTGACCGACAAAGACGCTAAAGAATTTTTAGAGGAATACGCTATCAACCTTTCAAGCCTTTACAATTTAGGGATTACCAAATCACAAGCGGCCACGGCCATAAGAAAATATGATGTTAACGCATAACCAAAAATGATTATAGAGGTTTTACAAGAAACTTTGAGAGAGTTGGAGAAAAATACAACAATAAATGAAAAAACTTAAAAAAGGTAAAAAGAATCATCAAGGAGAGGGAGGGGGCAGACCCGGATCATTTCAAAGTGAAGAAGATTTTTATAGCAAAGTTTTAGCCTACCTAGATGATTGTAAAGAAAAAATGGAAATGCCAAACCGCGCAGGACTTTGCGACTTCTTGAATATTCATCGCGATACCTATTACGACTATAGAAGTAAAGGTAAGTATTCCGACAGTATAAAAAGATTTGAGCAAAGATCTGAGAGTAAATGGGTTCAGAGGTTAGGCGGAAATTCACCAACTGGCGCAATTTTCTATCTAAAAAATGCTTTCAAAGAAGATTTCAAAGATAGAAATGAAACTGATATTACTTCTAAAGGAGAATCTATTGCCACTATTGTCGGAATGAAAATAGTTGATGACAGAAAAACTACAAAAACAAATTGAGTTCCGCACCAAGAATGAGAAGCAGTTACTTGCCGCTTCTTATTGGATTGATGATGAAACTGAAGAATTGGTTTATGGTGGAGCTAAATATGGTGGCAAGTCCTACTTTGGCGTGGCAATGATTTTTGGCGATGCACATATTTATCCGGGAACTCACTATTTTATTGCCCGTGAAGAATTGGGCGACCTTAGAAAATTTACAATTCCGTCAATTCAAGAAGTTCATCAACATTGGGGTTTGAAAATGGATGACTACATGTCTTTTAACGGGCAAGATAATGTTTATAATCTTTTCAATGGCTCACGGGTATATTTGATTGCTTGTAAAGAGTTGCCATCAGATTTGCTTTATGAGCGGTTTGGTTCAATGCAAATGACACGAGGTTGGATTGAAGAAGGCGGACAAATAGCTCACGCCGCAAAACGAAACTTGTATCTTTCAGTTGGTCGGTGGAACAATGAAAAATACAATCTTAAAAAGAAACTGCTTATTACTTGTAATCCTAAAAAAGGTTGGTTGAAATGGGAGTATATTGATCTCTGGCTTGAAGGCAAATTGCCACTTTCTAAAAAGTTTGTCCAAGCATTTGCGACTGACAACACTCACGGTAACAAGGACTACATAGAATCTTTGAAGAATGAGCCGGACAAAGTAACTCGTCAAAGGCTTTGGGACGGGAATTGGGAATATGATGAAAACAAAAAAGCGCTGTTTCGTTATAACGCTCTCACTGACTTATTCTCAAACTCAATTACTAAAAGCAATGAGAAATATTTGTCTGTTGACATTGCAGATGACGGGACAGATAAAACAATCTTTACTTTTTGGAATGACTTAGAACTTTATAGAGTTGAAAAATTTGCAAGATTAAATACGGAAGGAATCATAAGTCAAATTCGTGAGTATGCCGCGCAAGAGCGAATACCCTACTCACAGATTGTGGTTGATGCCATTGGAGTTGGTGCCGGAGTAGCCTCGTCTTCCTTGTTGAATGGAATTATAGGTTACAAAAGCTCTTATGGCGCTATCAAGACAGATGCAAGTCCAGTATTACTCCCGAATGTTCACTACATCAAAGATGCTCCTTTAGTAACTGATTATGCAAATCTCCGTGTTCAATGTTTATTTACACTTGCCAATCTAATAAATGACCACAAAGTATCTGTTAAGGAAATTGGAATAAAAGGTGAACTGATTGAAGAATTGTCGCTCTACCAAGATGAAACTAAAACTGACGACAAGAAAAGGGTTTGCACATCAAAAGAAGATGTCAAAGCATTGTTGCCCGACCAGCGTAGTCCAGATTTGTCAGACTGTTTAATCCAGCGCATGTATTTCGTAGTCAGAGAAATAATGTTACCGGACCAATCACAAGAGAATCAGAAAATACACGATGAATTGAAGTTTCAATTTGATAGAACGGAAGCGAAAATGGACATGAATAGTTCACGATAAAAGTTATCCACAGGCAACATCTTGTTTTGTTTTTGATAATGTTGTAGTAGAATGTAGGCACAATTGAATAAGACAAAAGGGGCCACAATTAGTTTTGTTGCCTCTTTTATTTTTATACAAAAAAACTCTGGTGGGAGTTTGAATGGATAGAACTCTAAATCAAATCGTTCGGGATGCAGAATTTAACATGATTAACGGCACGGCTGTAATTAGCCAGCATGTTACTCATAACTTATATCAAACATTAAGCACGGTTGATGCTTATTTGAACTCGGTTCATACGACAGGATTGACCGATTCACTGGGTCGGGAAAAACCTTTTTTCAACATCGTAGTCGCCGCCGCAAATATCTGGTATCGCGCCACAGACTTGGACACGAAAGGTTTTCGTCTGCTTCCGCCTTCACTCAAGAAAACAATACAAACCTATGCCGCCTACGCTCTGCTTCAACAGTGGATGAGAAAGAATAGCTGGGGACTATTCCTTAACCAGTGGGGGTTAACTCTCGCCCGTTATGGTTCTGCCGTGTGCAAATTTGTTGAGGTTGATGGGGAACTTAAGTCGTCAGTTATTCCGTGGAACAGGCTTATCGTTGACCCGATAGACTTCTACGCTCTACCCAGAATTGAAAAGCTCTACAAAACGCCGGCCCAGCTTTTGAACATGGCTACTCCGGGCCACCCGGATTATGCAAACTACAGCATGGACGTTGCCAAATCTTTGATTGAATCTCGTTCAACTCGTAAAACTTCAGGCGGGCAGAATCAGGACAACCAAAGTGAGTTCATTGAAATTTACGAAGTTCACGGTCAGCTTTCACAAGCTGTTTACAAGCAGATGAAGGGTGAGGATTACGACGACAAAGACAACAATGTTTTCTTCCAGCAAATGCACGCCTTGAGTTTTACTTCCAACGATAAGAAATTCACTGACTTTACACTCTACTCCGGTAAGGAAAAGAAAGACCCGTATCTTTTAACTCACTTACTTGAAGAAGATGGTAGAACTCTCGGCAAAGGCGCTGTTGAGTATCTTTTTGATAACCAGTGGATGGTGAATCACACGATGAAGAACATGAAAGACTATTTGGATTTGGCTTCCAAACTGCTCTTTCAAACATCAGACCCTAACTTCCTCGGCCGGAATGTTCTCACTTCCATAGAATCCGGCAACATTTTCATTCACAAGCCGAATCAGCCTATTACACAGGTATCTAATACCGCACAGAATATCGGCGCTTTGCTTTCCTATGCCAATCAGTGGCGTGCTGGCGGACAAGACATCTCCGCAACACCAGACGCGCTTCGTGGTAACGCTTCTCCTTCGGTAACTTCCGGCGTTCAGGTTCAATCACTTCAAGAACAAGCTCTCTCGCTTTTTGACATGATGACCGAAAACAAAAAACTGTATGCAAACAAAATGCTTCGTGAATATGTGATTCCTAATTTGCTTAAAAAGATGGACACGGTAGAGGAAGTTTCCGTGATTTTGAATGACGACGATATTAAAAAACTTGACGGTATTTTTATTCCCGAACAGGCCGTGAGGAATTACAACGATAGAAGTATTGAACAGGTATTGACCCCCGAAACTTCTTTGCCTCCACAACCTTTTGACCCAGTTATGGAACAGATGATGGTATCTCAAGGCTTTGCTTCACAAGGTAATACAAGAACATTCAAACCTTCAGATATTGATGGTGTGACGTGGAAAGAATCACTGAAAGATTTTGAGTGGGATGTGGTGATTGATGATTCAGAGAGCCAAGACAAACGAACATTATTCGCCGCTCTCCAAACATTCATTCAGACCGTAAAGAATAATCCGTTCGTTCAAACAATGATGCCTCCTCAGACGACATTACCAACCGGTGGAATGCTTGGTCAACAGACCCCGCAATTAACGCAATAATAACTTGGATAAAAACAAACAAAAAGAAATATTAGGAAAGATTGCCCCAATGGCTCCGATTATGAAGGAAAGAGTTACGAAAGCCGATAAGGATGTTATCAAAGCATTCTTCAAAGACGAATGGATTTCATTGACGATTGTTCGTGATTTGTTTTTTGGCTTCACAATCAGCGAATTTGAGAAAGGTGTAGTCCGTGGATTCACGGCTGACTTAAAAAAGACGCTTAAAAAGATTTTCGCACCTGAACTTTCTAAAGATAATCCAATAGGTTCTTCCGATTCAGCCGATTTGTGGACAGGTGTTCCAATCCTTCAGATTCCGTTTGATATGCAGGTGCAGAATCTTAAAGCTCAAAGAACATTCCTTGAAATGATGAAAACGGCGGTGAAACTTCTTGATGACCCAGACGGAGAGAAAGTGGATTTAGATGTTGTGATTCCCGAAGACGAAGCCGGACAGAAAGAAGCTGTTGTCAAAACTATCGCCCATCAGTGGTATGTCCGATTGGTAGAACAACAGCTCATTATCTTAAATACTTTCGCTTACCAAACAGAGGAAACACCAACGGAGATGGAGAATCGTTTGAAACGCGACAGTATGAAGTAATTTTATTATCAGG